ATGGCTCCTCCTTTCATTGATATCACCAGCATTGATACGCGCAATCGACTGCGCGATTTTGACCCGGACGTGGTCGAATTCATCGCCCCGTCAATCCGGGACAATGCTGGCAAGCCGCGCTCTCCGATTCTTGTGCGACCGAAGCTGTGCGACGGTTTCGAATATGGGCTGATCTTCGGTCTACATCGCCTGGAATGTTTTAGGCTGTTGAAAATCGAACGGCTTGAGGTCGGTGAAAACGGCCACGTCATCATCCGAGATATGGATGACGATCAGGCGCAGCTTGCCGAGATTGACGAAAATCTGATGCGCGGCGAGCTGAAGCAGCTCGATCTCGCCATGTTCGTCGCCGCCCGCCAGGGCGTCTATGACCGCATCTATCCCGACAAGATAAATGGTAAGTCGCGGAATTCACATGCGGTTCAAAAATCGCAAAGTTTGCGAACCTTCGGCGAACGGTTTTCCAAGAACATTGCCCGTAAGCTCGATGTCTCCGAGCGGGCCATCCAGTATCTGCTCGAAATCTCAAAGTTGGACGAACAGGCCGTCCGTGACCTGCGTGGTTCGGCAATTGAAGACAATCAGCGGGAATTGCTGGCGCTAGCGAAGCGGCCCGCCGATGAACAGCGCCAGATCGCGGCTGCGATCCGCGACGGGCGGGCCAAGGCCATCGCGCCGGCGCTGGTTGCTGTGGGTCTGGCTGAGCCGCCGCCGATCGAGCCGCCTCAAAAGCGGATTTATGCCGAACTGGTCGGCGCCTGGGACCGGGCCGACAAGATCACACGCTCGCAGTTTCTAGAATTCGCAGGACTCTCCTACGCGGCGACCAGGGGAGCGAAGAAATGAGCTCCCCTTCCGACGATGGCCGCCTCGCGATCTATGCCTCCATCGGCAAAATTGAGGCGGAGCTTGCGCGCCTACGTGATCTGGTCAGGCAGGATGAGCAGGTCGGCATTGTCCATCAGGCGAAAATCTTGGCTTCGCTCAGCGTCGACGCCGCCGAGTTCTTGCGCGAGGTTCTCGGCGAGGCCGAACCGCGTCAGCAAATTGCCCAGAGGACGGGGATTCCAGGCGGGACACTCAAGGACTATTCCACCGGCCGCACATTGCCGCCGATCGACCGCTTTTTCTCAATCATGGCGGCGGTGGCTGATCTCAATTCCCCGGAGATCGCCGCGAAATGATCTCCCCCGACCGCTTTCTCCTGCTCGTGTTCTGTCTCGCGCCCTGGGCAGTGGCGGCGGCCGTGATTTTTGGCGCGCTCATGCTTGAGCGGCGCGCGCGCTCCCGCTCTCCCCGGTCTCGCTGATCCCATGAAATCCTGGCTGACCACATCCGAACTTGCGGTGCTGGCGCTGCCCGGCTTCCCTTCCACCCGTCAGGGATGGGACGATCTGGCTGCGCGCGAGGCTTGGGCGGAGCGTTCGGGGTTGAGCCGGGACCGCCAGAAGCGCGGCGGAGGTGTGGAATATCATGTGGACCTGCTGCCGCCGGCCGTGCTCGCGGCCTATGTCGCCAAGGCGACCGGGCGCGTGGTGGTGGCGGAGGAGGACCGGCTGCTCGGCGAGGCATTCGAGCCGGAGCAGGTGAATGCGGCGGCGTTGGAACATCGCGACGCGCGGCTCGCGCTGGTTTGCGCCGCCGACCGGATCGCCAAAGGCGGCGCGATGACTCGGCAGACCGCCGACACCATTTTCTGCGCCCACTACAATGCCGGCAAGGTCGAGGTGGATGATTGGGTCCGCACGGCGGTGAAGCAGTTGTCGCCGCGTTCGCTTCGGCGTTGGCGCGACCTGCGCGCGGCCGGAGAGATCGGGCGTCTCGCTGTCGATCGCGGCGTCGGGCGGCGCGGCAAGGGCGTGCTGGATGCGCCGGAAGTGCGCGGCTGGCTGCTGGGTTACATCGCGCTCAAGCCGCATTCCTCAGCGCAGTCGGCGCACGATTATTTGCGGGCGCAGTTCCCCGAGATTGACGTGTCCGTGGTCACGGTTTCGCGCGCTTTAACCGCGCTTAAAGACGTCGAAAAGGTCGCGCTCAGCTGCGTCACCAATCCGGATGCCTACAAATCGAAATATGAGATTTCCGGCGCCAACTCCAACGCGGTTTCGCGGCTCAATGAGCTTTGGCTGATCGACGCCTCGCCGGCCGACGTGATGCTGACCTCCGGGCGGCATCAGATTTACGCCTGCATCGACCGTTTCTCCCGCCGCACCATCATTTACGTCACCAAGACGCCGCGCTCGGAGGCTGTGTGCCTGCTGCTGCGCCGGGCGCTGCTGGCGTGGGGCGTTCCCGAGCGGATCAAGACCGACAATGGTTCGGATTTCAAGGCGCGGCGCACCGTCGCGCTGATGGAGCATGCGCTCAAGATCGAGGTGAATGTCGCCAGGGCCTATGACCCCAAGGCCAAGGCGCACGTCGAGCGCGTCATCAAGACGTTTCAGCACGATTGCGCGTCGGATTTGCCGGGCTTCGTCGGCCACAATGTCGGCGAGCGCAAGGTGATCGAAGAGCGCCGGAGCTTCGCTGAGCGCATGGGCATGTCCGACGACAAAGTGTTCGACGTGTCGCTCGACGCCAAGGCGTTTCAGGCGGCTTGCGACCATTGGGCGGGCGTGCGCTACGAGCATCGCAAACATGGCGGCGATGACATGGGGCGGATGTCGCCGTTTCAGAAGGCGGCTTCGTACCAGGGTAGCATCCGCAAGATCGACGATGTCCATGCGCTCGATTTGCTGATGGCTCCGATCGCCGGCAACGACGGTGTGCGCACGGTTTCCAAGAAGGGCGTGAGGACCGATAATTCGGTTTACATGGTTCCCGCCGTGCTGCCGGGGACGCGCGTGTTCGTGCGCATGGACCCCGCCGACCTCGGCCGCATCTTCTGCTTTAGCGAGGATGGTCTGCGATTTCTCGGCGAGGGCGTGTGCCCGGAGATGGCGGGCGTCGATCCGTCGAAACTGCTGGCGCAGACCAAGACGGCGCAGGCAGCGCTGCTGGCCGAGCGCACCGCGCCAATCCGCCGCGAGCTGCGCGACCTCAAGAAGAACAAGCCGGCGCTCGCCGCCGAGATCGCCCGCCGCGAGGCCGAGGCGGCGGGCAAGCTGATTGCGCTGCCGCGTCCCACCGAAACCTATTCCACGTCTTCGCTCGAAGCGGCGCGCGCCGCGATCGACGGGCAGGCTCAGGCGCCTGCCGCACTGTCACCCGCGCAAAACATCGAGCGCATCACGATCGCGCCACTGCCCGTTCTGGCGGTGCTGCCCGAGACCCGCCACCAGCGCTTCGCGCGCGCCAAACAGATGGAGGAACAGGAAAAATCCGGGATCGCATTGAGCATTGAGGATGCCCGCTGGCTGGCGGGCTACCGCGCCGGGTCGGAGTACCGCGCCCTGGTCGCTGTGCAGGCTTTCGCGGAGCAATCCGCGAAAAAATGAAGCCCCTGAGCTGGAACCTCAGAGGCTTCGGATTTCGAAATAGACCTTACAGGAGAAGAAAATGGCAGATAGGCCGAAAAACGTCAATACCGGACAATCGCTGATCGTGCTCAGCAATGTTCTCGCCTTCGTCGAACTTGCCATGCTGGTTAAGGACCGGTCGCCGGGCCTGCCGAATTTCGGCGTGTTTTCAGGATTTTCCGGCTACGGCAAGACTTACGCCGCCGCCTACGTGCGCAATTTGATGCGCGGAATTTATGTTGAGGTCGGATCGTCCTGGACCTCGAAAACGCTGGCCACCAACATTCTCTATGAATTGGGAATCGTGAATCCGCGCGGTTCGGTCGCGGATATGGTCGAGCAGGTGGTGCGGCTGCTCGGCGACGAACCCGACCGTCCGCTGATCATCGACGAAGCCGACAAGATGGTCACGAAGGGCTATGTCGAGATCGTCCGCGAGATCGCCGACAAGTCGCAAGTGCCGGTGCTGTTGATCGGCGAGGAGGCGCTGCCGCAACTGCTCGTGCGCATCGAGCGCGTGCACAATCGCGTCCTGAAATTCGTCCAGGCTCAGCCCTGTGAAGAGGACGATACGCGGGCGCTGGCGCAGATGATCCTCGGCGACACCCCGATCGAGGACGCGCTGATCGTCGCCATCCGAGAAAAGACGCAGGGACGCGCCCGACGCATTGTCACCAATTTGGCCAATGCGCGCGACTGGGCCGCGACTAACCAGCCGGCAGGTGGGCTGACCCTCGCAAATTACGGCGCTCTGATCGCGACCGGCGACGCGCCGGCCATGCGCAACGGCAAGCTGTGAGGGGGTGGCTATGACACACTCTCTCAAGGTTTCCCTCATGCGGTCGCCCGCCTTTTATTGGAAGGCAGCCTGCGAATTTGGATCGAAGGGATTCACGACCGCCGATCTGGCCGGCTGCACCTGCGGGGTGGCTTACGCCACCGTGCGGAATTGGATTCGCGCCATGCGGAATGAGGGCGAATTGATCGTGGTGGGCTCTGTGCCTTCACTCGCCGGAAAGCCCAAGCACGTCTACGCCGTCAAGCGTCCACGCGCCAAGGGGCCGGGCCTGCGGCGGCCAACCTCCGATGGCGCTTACGGGCTGGTCACTGAGCAAATTTGGCAGACGATGCGGATGCTGAAAGGCTCGTGGACAACCGACGAGCTGGCGCTGGCGTCCTCCACCGAAGAGGTCGTTGTCCTTCGAAACACGGTGCAAAGATATGTTCGGTCGCTGGTTCGCGCCGGGATCGTGCATGTGGTCAAGCCGCCGATCCGGACCCGCCGTGGTTCGGTCTCCGCGCGCTACAACCTGACCCGCACCGGCAACACGGGGCCGCTGCCGCCGAAGCTGCTGCAGGCCGACTTCGTGTTCGACCAAAACCTCCAGAAAATCGTCGGCGAAAGCGAGGTGCGCAATGGCCTCGTCTAAATCCCGGACCAACTTTGTCGGGAACGCCGAACGCAACTGGGGGGCGGCGCTGCCCGATTGGGTGCGCGTCCTCGCCGAGGAGGCAAACCGCTCGTCCGGCTCCGAGGTGGCGCGGCGTCTCGGCTATTCGCCCGCCGTGGTCACCGGCGTCATCAACGGGACCTATCCCGGCGACATGGGCACGGTCGAGGCAAGAGTGCGCGGCGCGCTGATGAACGAGACGGTGGATTGCCCCGTTCTCGGCGAACTGACCCGCGACCGCTGCCTCTCCGAACAGAAGATGAGGCGGATCGGCTCGTCTTCCCTCCGGGCGCGGATTTCCCGCGCCTGCCGCTCCGGCTGCCCGCATTCGCGGCTGTCGAAGCGCGACGACGAGGGAGGCTCCGATGTCCAGAGCTGAGGGGCTGCGCGCCTGGCGCGACTATCTGGCGGCTAATCCTTGGGGCGTCGAGCTAAAGGGGCCAGGGCTTGAACTGCTGAAGCTGACGCTGGAGGTGGCTGTCGCCGAGATCGAGGCGCTGGAGCAGCCGGAGCGGTTGAAACGGCTTGCCGCCAAGGCGGCGCGCGATCTGGCGGTGGCGCGAAAGGCCGAGGCCGTCGTCGCCGCCGCGCGGTCCGGGAAGCTGTCCGTGCTGGCGGCTTACCGGATGTCGCGCCGGCGCAAGGCGTCGTCGAACGCGGGAGGCGTCGCATGAAGCTCGCCGATCTCATCGTGATGGTGGCGGAAGCTTTCGGCCTCTCCGTCGCCGAGGTGCGCACGGCCACGAAGCGACGCAACATCGTCGCGGCGCGGGCTGCTTATGGAGAGCTGGCGCGGCGCTACACGGCGCGCAGCTCCGAGGAAATCGCCGCGCCGATCCATTCGATGGGCCAGACGGTCTCGTGCGGCTGGCGGCGCTTCGACCGCTATTTGCGGGAGGCCCGTTTCGCCAAAACCTTCGCCGCGCTCGACGCGGCGCTGGCGGCAAAGCTGCCCCGCGCGCCGGAGCGGGTGAAGACGCGGAAAAAGCCCTGGATGAAGGGGAAGGCGAAGGGCCGGCCCCGGCTCGGGCCGGCGCCCGTTCCTCCCGATCTCGCGCATGAGGCGGGCTCGATCATCTCCACCTTCCACAATCAAAGGCGCGAAATCGAGCGCATGGAAAAGGCTTATCACAATGGCTTCTGAACATTCTCATCCCGGCGCCATCGATGTCTCCGGTCGTCCCTACCTTCGCGACGCGCGCGGCGCACTCGTGCCTGTCGAATCGATCAAGGCGATGGACCTGCTGATTGACGGACAGGTGCGCAAAATTCTCGCCTTCGCGGCCGAGCTGTCGGCGCAGGTATCCCGGTTCAAGGGGCACACTTTCGAGGACATCGGTGCGCTTCAGGCGCTGGTCGATCAGGAATACGGCGCCAAGCTGGGCGGCGCGAAAGGTAATCTCACGCTGACCAGCTTCGACGGCTGCATGCGCGTGATGTTGCACATGCAGGACCAGCTCGACTTCGGGCCGGAGCTGCAGACGGCGAAGAAGCTGGTCGACGAATGCCTGTCCGAATGGGCGGCGGACGCCTCGGCCAACATCCGCGCCCTGGTGACGCGCGCCTTCCAGGTCGACAAGGAAGGCCGGATCAACCGCGCGGAAATCTTCATGCTGTTGCGCGTCGAGATCGCCGACGAGCGCTGGCAGCGGGCCATGGACGCCGTGCGCGATTCCATCCGCGTCCTCGGCTCCAAGGCGTATCTGCGCTTCCAGTGCCGGCCGGCTCCCGAGGCGGCCTGGTCCAGCATCACCATCGATCTCGCAGCGGCTTGAGGGAGGCAACGCATGATGACGAACGAATTGCTCGCGGGCCTTGGCCAACAACCGCTCCCTCCGCAGCCCACGCGCGAGGAGGTGGTCCAGATCATCGATGAAGTCCGCAAGGCTTTCGGCGCGCCCGGAGATTGGGGCTACGGCACGTCAAAGGGAGACAGCCTCTTGCGGCTTTACACCGTCGCGCGGTTGCTTAGCCGCCCCGTGGTCGCCGCCGATAGCGAGGCCGCGAATGCTTGAACTGATGCTCCTCGCCAAGGCGGCCGAGCCCGTCGCCGTCGCGCCCCGCGACATCGTCACGGTGGATTTTCAGGGGGCTCGCCACAAGGGAACCGTGCGCGCTTTGCGCGCCGGCCATCTGCTGATCGACGTCGAGACCGAAGCCGGGCCGATCCTCGCTCTGGTCTATCCCGACGCCATCCTCGACATCATCGGGAGGGCAACATGAAAACCATCCACGTTTACAACAAGGGCGACATCATGCGGCGCGCCCACAAAATCGCCCGCGACGCCCGCGAGGCGAAAGCCCGCGCGGCCTGGGAGGACTCCCGGTCCGTTGTCTGCGGTCGCTACAAATACACGATGACGCTGAAGGCCTGCCTCGCCGCCACGCCGGTGGATTTTTCGGCCGCCATGAAGCAGGCCTGGGCGGAAGCCAAGGGGGTGGAGTCCCTCCGCGTCGACAGGTCGCGCGCGCTGGTTGTTGTGCGCAACAGCTTCGACTTGGCGCCGATGCGTCGGCGCTTCCGCATCTCGCGCGTGCTGCCGCTGCTGGCGCGCATCGCGCGCTTTGTGTCCAGCCGATACATCGGGAGGGCGGCGTGAGACTCCTCGCCTATTGCATCGCGGCGCTCGCCTTCGCGGCGGGCGCCGGCGTTCAGCTCTTCCGCGCCGACTGGTGGCTCGCCGCCCTGTGCGTGTCGGCCGCGTCCGGGTTTCTCGGCCTCGCGATCGACCACGTCCGCGCCCGCGCCTTCGCGGAGTTCGAGGACATCTCCTTCCGCGCTTTCGTGGGAGACCGACATGGCTGAGCGGCGCGTGTTCAAGCCGCAAACCGGGCCGGTGGCGCGCGCCTTCGAAAAGGCCTGGTGTGAGCATTGCTCACGCCATGGCGATCCCTCGGATGCTTCGGGCTGCTGGATCTTGTTCGCCGCCGCGATCTACGACGCCGAGGCTCCGGACTATCCCGAAGCCTGGGTAATCGGCGAGGACGGGCCGGAGTGCCGGGCTTTCGAGGCCCGGCCGTTCCCGCCTGACAGCCCGGATCATCCCGACTATGGGCGCGGGTTTCTCGACGCCGTGGCCGGGGAGATCGTGCCCCTCGACGCCGGGTTCTACTACTGCTGCGGCTTCTCCGCCGGGCTGCATGCGCAAGCCGTTTTCGACCGCGCCCATGTGCTGGTGGCGCGCGGTGGCGTCGGCATTTTCGCGGAGGGTGCGAGATGAGCGACGAAAACGTTTTGTTCGCCGTGAATATGGTCGCGGCCTCGCTTTCCGATGACGCGTTGAAGCAACTGGCCGCCGTCGCCTTGGCGGAGCTTTCCGGCGCTCCCCTGGCCTGGGAGGAGGTCACCTTGGCCGCGACGCGCGATCTGTGCGAGGGCCGCGACGGCCGCGCCGTTTTGACTCCCTTGGCGCGCGCCGTGCTCGGCGTCATCTCTCGCCTGGCGAGGACCGCCGCATGAGCCCCCGTCTGGATCAAACCAAGGCCATCCACGTCCTGAAAAAACAGGCAGGCATGACCGACGCCGACTATCGCGCCCACCTTGAAGGCCGCTTCAAGGTGGTTTCAAGCCGGGAGCTTTCCGAGGATCAGGCCGGCGCGCTGCTCGACGATTTGCGCGCGGCGGCCGGTCAGCCGAAGCCCGCTTTTTCCGCCAAGCGGGCGTCGGGCAAGTTCGCGCCGGTGCTTCAGGCGCTGTGGATCGCGGCCTACAACCTCGGCATCGTCGAGAAGCCCGACGATGCGGCCATGCTCGCCTTCGTGAAGCGGCAATGCAAGGTCGACCATGACAGGTTCATGGTGGATGGCGAGGCCGCGCGGCCCGCCATCGAGGGGCTCAAGGCGTGGATCGCGCGCGAGGCCGGCGTCGAATGGGTGAGCGGCGCCGATGCGGGGCGGCGCAACAAGCTGCGGGTGCTCGCCGCGATCGACCGGCGCATCCGCTGGGCCGGGCTGGCCGGCTTCGACATGGGCAGTTTCGCCACGCTCGAAGGGTTCGGCAAGCTGGAAGACTGCACCGATCGGCAACTCGACAAGCTCGCGGCGAAAATGGGCGCGGTGCTGCGCCGCCAGCAGGAGATCGGGGGCGCCAATGGTTGAGTTCGCCACCGCCGACCGGATCGCCCGCGCCGTCGTGGCGGCGGCGCGGCTCACCGGGGCCGATCCCCTGACGCTATACGAGGTCAGGACGGGCGCGTCTTCGCCCATGGCGCGCGCGCGGACCATCGCCTTCGTCGCGCTACGCGAGGCGCTGCCCGACCTGCGGGTTGTGGCGATCGAGCGGATGCTCGGCCTTGCGCGCGGGTCGGCCTCGAACGTCCAGAAATATCGCGCGTCCGCGTCCTGGTGGCGCGAGGATTGGGTCGATGAGGTTGTCGGCGCCATTGTGGCGTCGGAGATCGAGGCGGCGGAGGCAGAAGCCCCGCTCGACGCGGCGCCACTCGTTTCGGCGGCGCCCGCGCCGTCGGTCCAACAACCCGCGCCACAGCCTGAAACGCCGGCCGCGCTCGCCAGCCATATGCCGCGCACGGTGCTCAGCGCCGTGCGCGGCTTCGCCGCCGCTGGTCAGGGCGCCGTCTTCATCGCGCGCGAATGCGCGTTGCCGGTCGAGTTGGTGCGCGAAATCCTCCGGAGCGCGCCGGTGAAATATCGCCCGGAGCCGAAGCCGCGCCGGTCCGGGCATGCCCTGCCCATGGGCGAGCCGCCGGCAGGGCGCTCGGCGCTAGACGAGCGCCGCGCCCAGGCGCGGGCCGAGCCGGCGGGCGTCGTAAAGCGAGGCGGCGTAAGCCTGCCGCGCCTCTCCTTCCTCGATAAGGGCGCGTGACATGCAGCTCGCCGACCTCGACCGCGACGAACTGCTGGCGCTGGCGGAGCAATTCTGCCCGGCGGATGGTCCCGCGCTGTTGCGCGCGCGGGTCGAGGCGGCGCGCAAGCGGGAGGCGGCGAGCTTTTCCGCCTGGAAGAAGGCGAGCGACACGGCGATCGCCGATGCCCGCGCCGCCCGCGCCCGGATCGAGGCCGGGCGTTTCGATGAGGCGACCACCAATCTGATGCGAATTTCCAAGGAGTCGACGCGGCAAGCGGCGAAGCTGTGGACGGCCTATGGCAAGGCCTTCCAGCGCCGCGTGGCCGTCGCGCGCGAAGCGGCGAGGGTCCGCGCATGACAGGCTTGCGCCAGATCAAATTGACCAATCCCATTAAAGCGCCTAGCGTTTTCAGGTCCAGTCCCGCCGTAGCAAGCGGCCCGGACATCCACTTCCGTAAGCGGCTACGCCCCGAGAAAGCGTCTCACGACGTTCATCCGGGAGCCGCACGTGTATGTCCAGGGTGCAAGCCTAAAGACGCGCGGGCATCGGCTTACGGCGGTGTTGCTAACTCCCGGAGCCGAATGGCTCAGAGAGGTGTACATTGTGAGTTATTTAGACTTTTCCACCCCCGCCCTTTGCCCGGTGCTCGCCCTAAATCCGAGCGCGGCCGACTTGCGGAGTTGGTGCGCCGCACAGCGCAATCTCGACTCGGCGACGACGCGGACCGCGCAGCTGGTGGCGGCCATGCGCGCAATCACGGCGCTGGTTGCGCAATGCAAGGCGGTTGCCGCGACTCCGGACGAATTGTCGGCCATGTTGGAGATGCTGACGCAGAACGCCGAGACGATACTGGCCCATCTGGACGCCGTGGCCAGCCAGGCGGTCTGACCCGGATTAGTAATGCGATAAAGCCGGCCTTCCGCATGGGAGGCCGGTCATGATCGCGCTGGACGCCCTCGTCAACGAGATGCGGCTGACTTACGCCGAGCGCCGCGACCGCCTGGAGGCGCAAAAAGCGGCGCTGGCGCGTGGCGACAAGCGCACAACTTTTACCGTCGAAGAGATCGCCAAAAGGCGCGGACGCCTGCCCCAGCTCGAAGCCGTGGGACGCGGGCTGGCCGCGCTTGCGGCGCGCCGGGATGACGTGCCGGAATGGATTTTGCAGGCGTTTGAGGGAGGCGGCGATGGAGTTTGATCCTGTCGAGACCATCCTCGCCCTCAAGGCCGACGCCGCTTCGGCCGACTATCTGGCCAAGAGCCGCGCCTGCGGTGACGCCAGAGAGGCGGCGCGAACAAAGCCTTCCAAGTATCGGGCTTATCTCGTCGCCAATGTCCAATGCGAACAGGCGTTCGCAGCGTGCCGTCGCGCTGACGCCAAATGCAATCGGCTGTTTGCGGCGTTGTGCGCAGCCTATGACCGCGAGGCGGCCCGTCGTGACGGAGAACGGGCATGATACCCCTTTTCCCGCCGCTGCCCTCGCGCCGCTACGACATCATCGCCGCCGATCCGCCCTGGGAGGTCAAGACCTATTCGCCCAAAGGCTGGGAGAAGGCGCCGCAAAAGCATTACGCCTGCCATCCGATCGAGCGCATTTGCACGCTCGACGTCGCCAGTGTGGCGCGGCGGGACGCCTGGCTGTTCCTGTGGACCTCCGCGCCTTTGCTGGATCGCAGCTTCGACGTGCTGCGCGCCTGGGGTTTCCGCTATTGCACGCGGATCGCATGGCGCAAGGTGACACGCGCCGGCGCCGTGCGCACCGGGCCGGGCTTCGTTGTGCGGACGCAGCACGAGGACATTCTGATCGGCAAGCGCGGCGGTCCGGCCTATGCGGGTGCGCTCGAGTCCATTCTCGACGCAGCTGAGGGCGGCATGTTCGACGGCGTCGCGCGCCGCCATTCGGAAAAGCCGGAGGAATTCTACGCGGCGGTCGAGCGCTTCAAGCCCACGGCGTTCCGGCTCGACTTGTTCTCGCGCACCAATCGTCCGGGCTGGGATTGCTGGGGCGACCAGGCCGGCAAGTTCGGGGTGGCCCGCACCTCCCAAGGGGAGGCGAGCGATGCTTGATTTCCTGCCGCCGATTTATCGCGAAATCGCCGAAATCGCCGGCCTCGACGCAGTGATGAAGCTTGGCGCCGCCAAGGGCGGCACGCGGGTTTTCATCCCGCGTCCGGAGCATTGCGGACCAGAACACTGGCTGCGTTTCGCGGTCGGCGAGGCGGCGGCGCAGGCCATTTGCAATTGGCGGGGCGGCGAGGATATAGTCCTGCCGGTCGCGCCGCAGAACACCCCTGCCGGGCGGCGCCGTCTGGCCCTCGCCGCGCTTGAGGCCGGCGCATCGGCCAACGAGGCCGCGGCAAAAGCCGGCGTCCATGTCCGCACGATCTATTCCTATCGTGCGCGCGACCTGGTCAAATCCAACCAGCTTTCCCTGTTCGACGACTGACGCTGGCGACGCCAGCGTGAAGCGGCGCGGCATTCCCGTGCAATTTCGGGATCATCCGACGGGGCGATAAGCCCCGGCGCCCGATCCCGGAGCCGCCATGTCCTTCCTCGCCAATCCGCTGGCTTTCACGCCCGCCGAATTCACGTTTTACGTCGCCAAGCTGAAGTGGGCGGCGTGGCGTCCGAAATTCGTCACCCTGCACAACACGGCCGAACCGAGCCTGAAGCAATGGGCGCATTTCGGCATGGGCAAGGAGGAGGGCGAGCGCCGCATTCGCAACCTCAACCATTATTATCATGATGAGCAGGGCTGGCATTCCGGGCCGCACATCTTCGTCGCGCCGGATTTCATCTGGATCGCCTGCGACCTTGAGCATGATGGCGTTCACGCCTCCTGTTTCAACAAGGTGTCGATCGGCGTCGAGATGGTCGGCGACTATGCGGTCGAGTCCTTCACCACCGGCGACGGCGCCAAGGTGCGCGACAATGCGGCGGCGGCGGTCGGCGCGTTGTCCCACGCGCTGGGGATCGCGGCGGACAGTCTGAAATTCCACAAGGAATGCGCGCGCGACCATCACGACTGTCCCGGCAAGGCCGTGGACAAGGCGGATTTTGTCGCGCGGGTGAAGCAGCACATGGGCGTTGCGGCATGATCACGCCCGTCTTCCTCATCTTCGGCGGTCTGGCGCTGGTGGCGCTGGCTGAGGACCCGCCCTCAGCGAATATCGGCTGCGCCGCTTTCTTGCTTGGCGTGGTGGTGCTGCTCGCGCGGCTGTTGCCGTGAGCGGCCGGCGTTCGAATTCCCGCCAGACCCAGAGGCGGGACGACGGGGGCGATTTGCGGCCCCTGATTTTGGACCTTGGGAAAAGGATGGACAGTCTCATGAGCGCAATCGAACATCTCACTTCCGCCGTCGCCACGCTGACGCCCGTCGTCAAGGAGATCGGCGACGCGATCACGGCGGAGACGGCGAAAATCAAGGCGGGTCTCGCTTCCGATGACAGCGCCACTGTCGAGGCCGCCGCCACCCAGATCGACGCCCTGACCGCGTCGTTGAAGGACGCCGCCGTCGGCGCCGAAGCCGCCGTTGCTTCGGCCACCGCCCCGGCCGCCGCTGACCCCGCCGCCGAAGCCCCGGCTGCGTCCTGATTATAGATTTGAACTGAGGGGTTCGACATGAAGGGTTGGAAAACTGTTCTTCTTGGCCTCGGCGTCGCCGTCGTCTCTCCGGCCGTGAATTATATCGCGGGCATCGACTGGACCACGCTCGGCCTGTCGCCCACGGCGGGCGGCGTGATCGGCGCGGCCATCATCGGCGTCCGCGCCCTGACCAACTCGCCGGTCTTCAAGGCGGGTTGATCCATGCTGCAAATGCTCGCCGCCATCTTCGTGTTCTTGAAGGACCTGCTCGACGCCCTGAAAGCGCGGCAGGCCGAGGCGGCGCGCGCACAAGACAGGCAGGCGGGCGCCGACGCGCTCGCCTCCGACATCGACGCCAAAACCGTGGAGACCGCCGATGCTCAGCTTGCGAATGATCGGGGCACTCGCTCTGTCGACGATATTGCTGACCGGCTGCAACACGACGCCGACGACGAGGATCACGGCGGCGGCGCTGGCGCCGCTCAAGGCCCGCTGCGGCCAGCCGACCCAGTGGACGGCGGCGCAAAAGCGTGAGGTCGCGGCCGTGATGCGCCGCGACCGCACAGACCCCGGCATGCAGGTGCTGGCGCAGGAATGGGAGCGCGAGACCAGCGCGATCCGTATCTGCAGGGACGGCAAGTGAGCCGCGCCGGGCTGATCGAGGCGGAGGCGCGCCGGCGCGCGACCGAGGGCGGGTTCGATCCGGACATGCTGGCGAACAAGCTGTCGTCGTTCGATTTCGACCCCGCCGACGACGAGGCGATCTGGCGCAAATACGCCCTGATCGTCGAGGGCGAGATCGCCCGCCTGGAAGAGGCGGGGTTTATTCTTCTACCGGCGCGGGACGATGCGTTCCTCGCCGTTTTCACCAGTGTTTTGGCGCGCCTCGGGCGCTTGATGGGAATGAGCTGATGGATTCGGGGACTATGGCGCAGTGGGCGGCGGTGTTCGTATCGGTGACGTTTTCGCTCGCGGCGATGGTCCTCGCCTGGATCAATCGCCGCTCCGACAAAATCGAGGCGGTCGAGGCGACCTGCGACGCGCTCGACAAGCGCCTCGCCACCGTCGAGACCGAGGTCAAGCATCTGCCGAACGTGGACCTGGTGCATGAGCTTCAGCTCACCATGGCCGAAATGCGCGGTGAGATGAAGACGCTGCTGGCGCGCGTCGAGCCGATCAAGGCGATTTCGGAGCGGTTGCAGAACTGGGCGCTGGAAGGGCATGCAAAATGAGCTTCGCGAGTCGTCTGGAAGAAGAGGCGCGGCTGGTCATTCTGCGGGTTCTGGCCGAGCAGCCGGATCTGCGGGTGAATTCGTCAATGCTGCGCGACGAACTGGACGCTCTGTGGGGCATCAACCGCACGCGCGACTGGCTGCATGTCCAGCTCGGCTGGCTCGCCGAAATGGGCGCCATCACGGTCCAGGACGTGGCCACGGTGAAGATCGCCACGCTGACCGCGCGCGGACTCGACCATGTCGAGCGCCGCATCGTGCTTCCGGGCGTGAAGCGGCCCAGCCCGCCGGAGGCATAAATGGCGGAGGGACGCGGCCGGCTCTCCTCCCTCGACCTTCTGCCCGACGAGGCGCAGGACGATCTCGTCTGGGCGATGAGCGAGCTGAACGCGCGCAAGCGCTCGCAGGCCGATATCCTGTTCGAACTGAATGACAGGCTCGCGGTCAAGGGCGTCGATCCCGTCAGCAAATCGGCGTTCAATCGCCGTTCAATCCGGATTGCAAAGGCCTCGAAGAAGATCGCGGAGCGCCGCGCCCTGTTCGAGGGCATCGCCCCGCAGTTCACGCCGGAGAAGATCGCCGAGGCCGATATCGTGATAGGCGAACTGATCAAGACGCTGATCACGGAGCTGCTCGACCGCGAGGCCGACGAATTCGACCCCAAGGGCGCGATGGAGCTTTCGCGCGCCTACAAGCACACAATCGAAGGCCAGAGGCTGTCCGGCGACGCCAAGCGCCGCGCGCTGGCGGAGTTCGAGGGCAAAGTGGCCGGCGCCGTCGAGACGGTTTCGCGCGCCAAGGGCCTCACCGCCGCGACGCGCAACAAGATCATGGAGCAGCTCGGCGTTATCCAGAAGGGGGCGTGAGATGTGCGATGCGCTAACTGGCCTCCCGGAGCTGTGCTGGTGGAAGGAAATTGACGAACCTGTCGAGCTGCTGGTCGAGCATTGGATGTATCGCTACGCGCCTGCCGACGAGAAGGCACGCTGGCGCGAGTGGTGCAAGGGCTACTGGACGGACTTCAATGGCGGCGGTTGGGTGTGGAATGGCCTTTGCGGCCAAGTGATCCGCGTGCGCGCCGTTCTCGCGGAGGTCTGCTGAGATGGCCGAATCCCCCTATTTGCAAATACTCGCCGCGCTGGCGCGCTGCTCGTTCCTGCCGGGCCGCTGGGACAAGCGCTTCGTTAATTCTATGCTTCAGAAGCCATTCGAAAAATGGACCAAGCGGCAGAAGGAAACGGTCCTTCGTCTCGTCAACAAGTACCGCCGTCAGATCAACACTGGCGTGATCATGCTGGCGCAAGACGCCGCCTGGGAACTGGCCGTTGAAGAAATGAGCGCCGCTTGACCGCGCTCCCGACCAAAGAGCAAATCCAGTCCGCCCGGTTCATCACCGAAGCTGAATGGAAGAAGCTGCGGCTGGAGTCGCTGGCCGCCGGCGTGGACACCGGCGACAGCCTCGACGCGATCCTGCTCGGCTACCAGCAGAAACTGCTTTCGACCGTCGCCGCCTTCCGCGTCACTGTCGTGGAGAAGTCCCGGCGGACGGGCGCCACTTGGGGTGTGGGTTCGCAGGCCGTCCTAATCTCGGCGTCGCAGCGCGCCGAAGGCGGCATGGACTCGCTCTATATCGGCTACAACCTCGACATGGCGCGGGAGTTCATCGACTGCTGCGGCATGTGGGCGCGTGCGTTCAACGACGCTATCACCGAAGCCGGCATTCAGGAATTCATGTTCGATGACGGGCCGGACCCGTCGAAACACATCAAGGCGTTCCGCATCCGCTTCGCCAGCGGATTCGAGATCATCGCCCTGGCATCGCGTCCGCGCTCGCTGCGCGGTTTTCAGGGGTTCGTCATTATCGACGAAGCCGCCTTCCACGATGACCTCAAGGGCCTCATGAAGGCCGCTCTCGCCCTCCTGATCTGGGGTGGGCGCGTCCTGGTCATCTCGACCCACAACGGCGAGGACAATTATTACAACACCCTCGTCAAGGAGGCGCGCTCCGGCTCCAAGGGCTATGGCTATTGCCGGTTCGACTTCGACGACGCCCTGCGCGACGGGCTTTACAAGCGGGTGTGCCTGCGCACCGGCGAGCAATGGAGCGTCGAGGCCGAGGCCGCCTGGCGCGCCGGCATCATCCGGGAATATGGCGACGCGGCGGATGAGGAGCTGTTCTGCATCCCCAGCGAGGGCGAGGGCTCGTGGTTGTCGGCGGCGCTGATCGAGGCGCGGGCGCGGCAGGGGATTCCGGTGCTGCGGCTGACTCGGCCGCGCGACTTCACCTTCTGGTCCGACCATTTGCGGCGCTCCGACATCGAAAGTTGGTGCGAGCGCGAGCTGCTGCCGCTGCTGATGAAATGCGATCCGTTGCTGATGCATTTCATGGGCGGCGACTACGGCCGCGTGTCCGATCTCTCCGTGCTGTGGCCACTCGCCATCCAGCGCACGCTGAAGCGCACGACGCCCTTCGTGGTCGAAATGCGCGCCATCCCGTTCGACTGCCAGAAGCAGGTGCAGAGCTACATCTTCAAGCGGCTGCCGCGCTTCTGTGGGTTCAAGGGCGACGCCACCGGGCTCGGCTTCGCCGTCGCCGAGGCCGCGCAGCAGGAGCTGGGCGAGCTGCGCTCCGAGGCCGTGATGCTGAACGTGCCCTGGTATCGCGAGAACGCCGAGCCGGTGAAATCGGCCTTTGAAGACGACATGCTGGAAATTCCCGCCGACGCGGAAATCACCGCCGATCTCCGCCTCGTCCAGGTCAAGGGCGGCGTGCCGTTCATGCCGGCGTTGCGGTCGGGCGTGAAAAAAGACCGCCACGGCGACTCGGCCGTCGCCCTGATGCTGGCCCATGCCGCCAGCCGGTCGTCGCTGCATGAATATGATTACGAGAGCATCGCGACCGCGCTGGAAGCTCAGCGCAGCAAAGACGAGGCCGAGGATGCCGGCTTGGTCGACACGAGAGGGCTGTATTGATGGCGCGCGACAAGAAGAAAAAGCGCAAGGAGCAAACCGCGCCGCTCGATCCGATGCAGCCGCGCGTCGGCGAGGCCCCGGAGGGCGAAGTCGGCATGCACGGCCCGTCGCCGCTGCTGGAAGACGGCCAAATCCCTGACCGCGAGCTGTCGTTGCCCGAGGTGGAGGAGCTTTCGGAAGAGCTGGCGCGGCCCGAACTGATCGGCGTCCGCTCGTTCTGGGATCAGAGCGTCGCCAGCGGCCTGTCGCCCGAGCGGCTGGCCAGCATCCTGCAAAACACCAAGCGTGGCGATCTCCGGTCCTTCCTGGAACTCGCGGAGGAGATGGAGGAGCGCGACCTGCATTATCTCGCCGTGCTGTCCACGCGCAAACGGCAAGTGGCGCGGCTGAAGCCGTCGATCGAGGAGGGCGCGCGCAACGTCGATAAACGGATTGTCGATGCCGTGCGCGAGTTGGTGGCGGCGCCGGCGTGGCGCTCGCTGATGAAGAGCATGGTGGATGCGTTCGGCAAGGGGTTTTCCGTCACGGAAATCATGTGGGCGGTCGATGACGGCCTGCTCAAGCCGGTCGCCTATGTCTGGCGCGACCCGAAATATTTCACCTTCGATTATGTGTCGCGCACCGAGGCGCGCATCGCCGTGCTTGGCGCGATCGACGGCGCGGCGCTGCCGCCGGCGAAATTCGTGGTGCACAAGCCGGAGATCAAATCAGGCATTCCCATTCGCGGCGGCTACGCCTGGCTGTGCGCCTGGTCGTGGCTGTTCAAGCAATTCAGCTTGAAAGACTGGATGACGTTTCTCGACGTCTACGGCATGCCGCTGCGGGTCGGCAAATATCATCCGGGCGCGACGGCGGAGGACAAGCGCAAGCTGCTCCAGGCGGTGTCGCGCATCGCGGTGGACGCCGCCGCCATCATCCCGGAGACCATGGTCATCGAGTTTCTCGAAGCCAAGGGCTACGCCGACAAGCCGTTCGCCACTTTCGCCGATTATCTCGACAAGCAAATATCCAAGGCGATCCTCGGGCAGACGATGACCACGGACGGCCAGGCCGGCGGCCTGGCGCAAGCCAAGGTGCATGACGAAGTCCGCATCGACATCCTGGAGGATGACGCCGAAGAGGCCGAGCTGACGGTCAACCGCGACGTCATCAGATGGTTCGTCCAGATCAATTTCGGCGCGGGCGCGAAGGCGCCATGGGTAAAATTCCCGGTGGCGGAGCCGCAGGACATTGCGGTCAAGAGCACGGCGATCGCGACGCTGGTCAATGTCGGGCTGGAGGTGGCGCAGGCGGAGGCGCGCGAGATCGTGGGGCTGCGCGAGCCAGCAGAGGGCGAGAAGCTGTTGCGGGCGGCGGCGAAGGGCGCGGCGCAAGAACCGGCGCCGGACACCAGCCAGGCCGAGCGCATGGCCGCGACCAATGCGCAGGGCCGGTGCGCCTGCGGCTGCGGCCGGCCGTTGCGGCTTGCCCACAATGCCAGCGCGCCGGCCACGGAGCCCGATGTGGTCGATGCGATCGGCGAGGACGAGGCGGATGAATGGGAGGCGCAGCTCGGGCCAATCGTTGAACAGGTCGAAGCCGAACTGGCGCAGGCCACGGGATTTGACGACTTTCTGGCGCGGCTGGACCGGCTCGCAGGAAAACTGAAGCTCGATCCACTCGCCAAAAGGCTGATGATCTCCGCCATGAAGGCGCGCGGTTTCGGCGAGGGCTCCGGGCCGGGCGGGCGTCTGGATGGCTGACGCTTTTTCCTCCGACCTGTTCAAGAAGCCGCCGGCGGAGGTGCTGCGCTTCTTCGATTCAAAGGGCGTTAAACCGTCGTTTCACTACGAGGATTTTTCCGTCGAGGAGCACGCCCACGCCTTCACCGTGGCGAAGTCGGCGGGCTTTGACGTGCTTGGCGACATCAAGGCGGCGGTCTCCGAGGCGATCCACAATCGCCAGGACTTTGAGGAGTTCCGCAAGAACCTGCGGCCGACGCTGCAAGCCAAGGGCTGGTGGGGCAAGGCGACAGAGCGCGACCCGCTCACCGGCGAAATGAAGGAAGTTCAGCTTGGCTCATCGCGGCGGCTGCGCACGATCTATTGGGCGAACGTCAATTCGGCTTATGCCGCCGGCGAATGGGAGCGCATCCAGCGCACCAAGGACATCCTACCCTATCTCGAATATCTGATCTCGACCGCCGTCCACAAGCGTCTGGAACATCTGGAATGGGTGGGTACGATCCTGCCGGTGGACGATGAATGGTGGTCCGAGCATTACCCGCCCAACGGCTGGGGCTGCCAATGCCGCGTGCGCCAGATTTCGGACTGGGAGGCGGCAAAGCGCGGCGTCGATCCAGACAATCTCGATCGTCCCCAGAGCTTCGGCCGGCGTCCCCATGTCAACAAGCGCACCGGCGAAGTGCGCGATGTGCCCGTTGGCGTCGATCCGGCCTGGGCGGGCAATCCCGGCATAGTGCGCCAGCGCGGCGCGGCCGATTTCCTCGTGGGCAAGATCGACGCGATGACGCCTGAGATGCGCCGCATCGCGGTGGAGGATATTGCCGATAGCTGGCTCGCGCGGATGATCAAGTCTGGCGAGATCAAGTTCAACCCGGCTTTGTCCGAGGTCGCCAATCTGCAGCGCGGGCAGATCGCGGCGCCGGTCGCCTCGCTACCCGACGACCAGAAGCAGCAGCTGGATCTCAGTTCCTCGGTGATCAGATTGTCGGTTGCGGACGCCGCGCGGATCGGCGCGACGCCGGAACAGTACGCAGCCTTGCAGGCGGAGATCGACGGCGGGCGGTTTCGTCGCGAGGGCGATCTGATTTATGTTGGCGCCGTGACGTTGCGCGTCGAGAAAAGCGGGGCGATTTACGTGCAGGACATTGCCGAATAGGAACCATTGCAGGGAGGCCCGCTGAGCCCTATTGTCGCTGCGCCGCCATATCCGGGCGTGATCGGACGCGAAGGCCGCCCAAGGCTTTCAATGGTGCTTTAACGGCGATGTTTTAAGCGCCCCTCGCACGCGGTTTCACCTGACGAGGATTTGCTCCCGCTGGCGGCGCCAGCGTGGAGGCAATCCGGCCCCGTTGCGATTGTCGCCGGGCCATGACAACACCCCGCCGCACTTCGCTCGCCCATAATTCCGACGCCGCCGACGCGGCTTTCGGCGCGGCGGTCGCTCTGAACGCCGAGGCGGCAGAAGGCGCTCCCGAATGGGTCCAGCTGCTGCCTGCGGGTCCGCGCCTCCAGGGTGTCGACGGTCGCAGCTGGACGCTGTCCGATCCGCAAAAGATGATCGTCGCGTTCAACCGGCGCGGGCTCGACCTGCCGATTGATTTCGAGCACGCGCAATGGGTCAAGGCCCCCAAGGGCGAGGCCGCCCCAGCCGCCGGCTGGATCGAGGCGCTGGAAATTCGCGACGGCAAGATCTTCGGGCGCGTCGCCTGGACGCAAAAGGGCGCCGCCGCCATCAATTCCCGGGAGTACCGCTATCTCTCGCCGTCCTTCGCGCATGACGCGCGGGGCGAGCTGATCGAGGTCGTCGGCGCGGGTCTCGTCAATCGCCCCAATTTCAGACAGGCGGCGCTCAATCAGGAGTCGATATCCATGAAGGAACTGCTCAAAAAACTCGGCCTCCCCGACACGGCCACCGAGAACGACGCCATCGCGGCGGTCGATCGGTTGCAGGTCGCGCAGAATGCGCAAAGGCCCGACCCGTCCCTGTTCGTGCCGGTGGCCGATTATCATGTCGCGCTCAACCGCGCTTCCGAGGCCGAGAAGAAGATCGCCGACGATGGCGCCGCGCGCCTCAAGGCCGCCGCCGAAGCCGCCGTCGATCAGGCGATCCGCGACCGCAAGATCGCGCCAACGTCGCGCGACTATCATCTTGCCAATTGCGCCGACCAGATCGGATTTGACCGCTTCGCCGCCATGGTGAAGGACCTGCCGGCGCTGCTGCCCGACATCGATGTCCAGATCGACGCCCAGGCCGGCGCTCAGACTGTCGCGCTCAATTCCGACCAGCAGGCGGTCGCCGTGGCCATGGGCCTCGACGACAAGGCCTTCGCCGAATTTCTCTCCAGTCAGAAGAAGTAAGGACGCACCATGGCCGCTCTCACCGCCGGGCGTCTGCCCAAGGTTTTGCTCAACCGCACCTGGCGCCGGTTTCCGGTCGCCGCCTCCACCGTGATTTGGGAAGGCGGCATGGTCGCCCTGTCCGGCGCCGGTTCGTCCGCCGTCGCCGTTCCCGCTTCCGCCAGCGCGGCGCTGAAGGTGGTCGGCGTCGCCGACGGTACGGCCGACAACCGCACCGGCGGCGCGGGCGCGCTCAGCGCCGACGCCAATCTCGGCACGTATCTGATGAACAATGACGCGACCGACCCGGTCACGATTTCCGACATCGGAAACACCGTCTACGTCAGTGACGACAACACGATTTCCAAGACCAGCAATTCCGGCGCGAAGCCAGCCGCCGGCACTCTCTTCAACATCGATTCCACCGGCGCCGCCTGGGTGACGTTCAACTGACCCCGGCCGAATAGGAGCGCGCGATGCCCAGAATTATTACGCCTTCCGTCCTGGATGCGATCTTCCAGGGCTTTAACTTCCAGTTCAACGGCGGTTTGCGAAGCGTCGAGCCGACCTGGAAGCGCGTGGCGATGGAAACCTCGTCCACGGCCGCCGCCGAAAATTACGGCTGGCTCGGCCAGATGCCGCGCATCCGCGAATGGGTCGGCGACCGCGTCGCCAATGCGCTGGACAGCTTCGGCTACCAGATCAGGAACCGCACCTTCGAATCTACGGTCACCGTCAAGCGCGAGCAGATCGAGGATGACAGCTACGGCTTGTTCAACCCGCTGTTCACGGGCCTGGGCGAGTCCGTCGCCCTGTTCCCCGACGAACTGGTCTATGGCCTGTTCGCCGGCGGCTTCGCCAGCCGCTGTTTCGACGGCCAGAACTTCTTCGACACCAACCATCCGGTGAAGGACGTCAACGGGACCGTCACGTTCGTGTCGAATGTCCAGACGGTGGGCAGCCCGACCAATGCGCCCTGGTATTTGCTGGACACCACGAAGATCGTGAAGCCCTTCATCTACCAGAAGCGCCGCGCTTTCGGCTTCGTCTCAAAGACCGATCCGAACTCTTCCGACCGCGTGTTCGAGTGCAACGAATATGTCTATGGCACGGACGGCCGCTGCAATGCCGGCTACGGCTTCTGGCAGACCGCCTTCGCCTCCAACGCGCCACTGACCCGCGCCAATTTCCGCGCCGCGCGCGCCGCCATGATCAATCTCAAGGGCGACTTCGGCCGCCCGCTCAACGTCAAACCGAACCTGTTGGTGGTCGGCCCCTCGCTGGATCAAGTCGCGCGCGACCTGATCACGTCGCAGTTCCTGCCGGTGGACGGCGTCCCCGGCGGCGCGGTGCAGTCCGGCGCGCTCGGCATGATCGACAACACCGACCGCAATCTGGTCGAAGTGTTCATGTCGCCCTGGCTGGCGTGAGGGGGTGGATATGGCGAAGACACCCAAATCCACGCAGGCGGAAAACGAAGAGGCCGCGCCGGAAATGGCCGGCGCTCCCGGCGAAAAGGTCAAGGTGCGCGGTCCCGAGGACGGGCGCTGGCGCGGCGGCGTCCAGTTCGGCCCGACCGAAAGAGAAATCGACCTTTCAGAAATCACTGCCGAGGCTTTCGCCGAGATCGAGGCGGACAGCTATCTCGAAGTGCGCTGGGTCGAACCGGCGCCCGCGCCGGAGCCGGAGACGCCCAAGGCGCCCGAGCCGCAGGCCTGACACGAATTCGGGCGCAAAGTTCATGGCGCCCGGATAACCCGCGCTCCATTCAGGCGCGTTTCCTCCCAGACTGCCGGGGCGAAAGCCCCGGCTCTTTTCAGGAGCCGGCATGGCCTACGCGACGATTGCAGATTTGCGCGGAAAATGGTCCACCGAGGGCGTCAATCTCCTCGCGTGGGATGATGCGGCCGAGGCTCCGGACGAAACCCGGATTTCCGGCGCGCTCGACGCCGGCGCGGCCATCATGGATTCCTATCTCGGCCGGCGCTACAAGCTGCCGGTGCTGGCGCAGCCCGACGCCGCCATCCTGCTGCGCGGCCTTTGCTGCGATCTCGCCGTGGGCCAGCTCGCCAACACGCCCGCCGCGCGCAACGAGATCATCATCGCCGCCGAAAAGGCCGCGCTCGCCTTCCTGCGCGATCTCTCCGAAGGCAAGGCCACCCTCAACATCATCCCCTCGGCCGAGGCCGGGACGCCGATCGGGCCGGATGAGCCCGTGCTGATCGACGACGCCGGCGACAGCCTGCGCCGCCGTCTGCGGAGGCTGTGATGTCGGGCATCGGCTTCAAACTCGAAATCTCCGGACTGGATCAGGCGACCGCGCGGCTGAACGCGATGGGGTCGCTGGATTTCCATCATCTGCTCGACGGCCTCTCGCGGCTCGGCGCTGAGCAGACCAAGCGCCGCATCGAAGTCGAGCACCGCTCGCCCAATGGATTCCCGTGGGTGAAAACGTATGACGGCCGCGCGGCGCTTTTCCAGACCGGCGCGCATCTGGCGCGATCGATCGATCATGCTGTCAAGGGCGACGCCGCTATCTGGGGCTCGGGCTGGATCGGCGCGCGCATCCATAACTTCGGCGGCGTCATCAAGCCAGTGAACGGCAACGCCCTGAAATTCTGGTGGGTGAGCAAGGGCCATGTCGCATTCGCGGTGGTCAAGAGCGTCACTATGCCGAAGCGCCAATATCTCGGCGTGTCCTCCGAGAACGCAAAGGAACTGGAGGCGACCGCCGCCCGCTTCGTCGCCAAGGTGCTGCAATGACCGCCGCCCTCTTCTCCTTCCGCGAGGCCATCCTCGCCCAGGTCGAAAAGACCCTGCCGGGCGTCGCGGTCGAGACCCATGGCGGCACGTTCACGCTCGAAGAGCTGAAGCGCTATTCGGTGCGCGCGCCGATCGCCGCGCTCGCCCTGGTCGGTTTCGGCCGCACGCTCCGGGTCAGCGACGGCCGCGTGATGCTGCCGACCCGCTGGGCCTTGGTGCTCATCGCCAAGGACGAGATCAAGGGCCAGAACAGGGTGGATCGGAATATCGCCGCCGCCGCCATGGCCGGCGCCATGACGCTCGCGCTGGAGGGAAACCGCTTCGCCACCGCCGGCGCGCGGCGGCCCGAGGATCTGGCCGCGCAGAACGAATATTCGGGAGGCTCCGATCTCGCCGGCGTCGCCATCTGGCAGGTCACCTGGACCTCGCCGTTGAAAATTGGCGAGATGATCGACCCTGACACATTCGGCGTCACCGATTTCGGCGTGATCGAGGCGGGCGCCATCGCCGCGCTCTCGGACATCTGGATCAACGGCGTCGCGATGAAGAGCGGCGACGAAATCCTGACCGACGTCACCGTCTCGGCGCCCGACGCCGCGCCGCTCGCCGGGACATTCCAGCCGGACGGGAGCGTCGGATGAGCGACGACGCCCTGGCCAGCCTGCAACGACAGATCGACGACATGGCCTATCTCCTCGCGGAGATGGAGCGGCGCATCCATCTGGCCTCGGGCATGATGGCGATCGTCAAGAGCTACGACGCCAAGAAGCACGTCGCCGTGGTCGATCTCGGCTACGACAGCCACGACATTCCCGTCTGCGATTCCGGCGGCAATGTGTCGCCGCTCGCCAAGGGCGATCTCGTCCACGTCTACGCGCCGTCGGGCGACATGGCCAACGCCTATTGCCGCGCCGCCGGCTATTCCGGCCAGCAGAAGCCGCCCGCCAATGACGGCTCCAAGGTGATGTCGAAGCCCGGCGGCGGTCAGTTCAAATCCGTGGACGGCAATGGCGCCCATGTCGTCGCCGGCTCCATTCCCCAGTTCGTTCTGGAGCTGGGCGGGACGAAATACACCATCAAACCCGAAGCGCTGAACCAAGCTTGAAAGGTGTTTAAATGCCCTTTTTCGACCGCACGCCAAAGACCTTGCCGACGCAAACCTATGTCGTCGTCGCCGATGTCGAGAACCTCCACATCGCCGGCCGCAAGGTTCTGAAGGGCAATGAAATCACTATCAGCGCGCCCGTCGCCGCGCACTGGCTGAGCGAGGGCGTGATCGCCCTTAAAGCCGCCGCCAGCGCCGCCGCCGCGCCCGCCAAAACCGCCGCCTCCGCCACGGACAAGGCCGCGTCCTGATGCGCGTCGGGCTCGATAGCAACACTGGCGAGACGCTGACCGGCTGGGACGAATGCGCCCAGTCGCTCAACTGCATCGCGCAAACCGCGATCGGCTCGCTCGTGCTCAACCGCACTTTCGGCTCGGATATCCCGGACCTGCTGGACCGGCCGCAGAACAGCCCGACCATCGGGCGCTATTTCACCGCGCTGGCCCGCGCCTTCCGCGCCTGGGAGCCGGGCTTCCGGCTGACGAAGATCACGCCGACGCGGCTGGGCTCCGATGGCGGTGTCGGTTTCGATATCGCCGGCGTGTTCTATCCCAACGGGCATCTGGGCGATTATTCCAACCCGCAGGGCCAATCCGTCCAGGTCGCGCCGGCCGGCATGATCGCGGTGGGGGCTTGATGTATCAGACCATCAACCTCGCCGCTTTGCCCACGCCCTCGGCGGTTTCGCCCTGGTCGTTTCAGGCCATCCTCGACGCCACCCTGTCGGATGCGAGCGCGCGGCTGCAAGCGGCGGGGATCGCTTACAATGTCAACGCGCTCAAGGGCAATCCGCTCACTTTCGTGCTGTCGGCCTACGCCTATCGCGAGGGCCTGATGATCCAGCGCATCAACGAGGCGGCGGCGAGCACGTTTTTGGCGAGCGCGGTCGAGGATTCCGACGTCGATCTGCGCGCGGCCGACGTCAATATTGTGCGCGCCATGGGCGAGTCCAACGCCAGCCTGAAACAGCGCGCGCAACTGGCCTGGGAGGCGCTGGCGACCGGCGGCACGTCACAGCGCTATCAGGCTTTGGCCCTGTCCGTCTCGCCTACGCAGATCGCCGATGTCGCGGTTTACGGCCACGAGACGACGGGCGTCCCGGTCGGCGCGGTATGGATTTACTGCCTGGGGTCTGGACCCAGCGGCGTCGCCAGCGCGGATGTGCTCGCCGCCGTGCTCGCCGCCTGTTCGGACCGCGCGGCGCGGCCGGTCAACGATTCCGTGTCCGTCTTCGCCGCCACGCCTTTGTTCTACACGGTCGAGGCCAATCTGGTGCTGGAGACCGGCGCCGATCCGCTCGCCGTGGTCGCGGCGCGGGCGGCGGCGCTGAAAACCTTTTGCGCCGATCGCGCGACCATCGGCAATCGCGTCACGCCCAACCAGATCGCGGCGGTGCTGGCCTATAACGCCGCCGGCCTCGTCAATGACGTGACGCTGGCGCGGCCCGGCGCCGCGATCGGCGGCGATCCCTTTGCCGCGCCGATCCTTGCCGGCGTCAATCTGACGTGGTCGCGGAGGGGCTCATGACCGAGTCCATGCTGCCCCCGACCGCATCGCCCACCGAACATGCGCTGTCATCGGCTGGCGCGCGCATGCTGGCGCTCGACGTTCAGGCGATCCGGCGCAACCGCCAGCCGATGCAATGTTCGGCCGCCTTCCTGCCGCTGTTGTGCTGGGAGCGCAGCCTGCGCCGGTTCGATCCGGCCGATTCCTATTTCAATCGCGCCCGCGCGCAAAACGCCTTCGTAGAGCACGAACTGGCGGGAACGCCGGCCATGCTGGAAACGGAGATTTCGTTCGACCTCGGCTATCCCGTCACGATCCGCGACTTCTTCGAGGCCGGACTCGCCTGGCCCGGTTTCGAGGCGCTGGTCACGCTCGATCCGACCCGCGATCCGCCCGATTCCGGTTCCGTGCTGACCTCGGTTATGGCGCGGAAAAATGTGCGGGACTGGCCGGCGCTCCGTTACCAGGCGCCCGCCGCCGGCAACGTGTTCGGCGCGGCCTGCGCGGTGGGCGGTCTGATCCAGATCCTGCCCGACGATCCCAATCCGCGCGCGCTGGGCGGCGCCGTGTTCGGCGCGGCGCTGTGGGTGCATGGCGACGTCCAGGTGGAGCCAATGCAATGACTTATGGTTCGAAAACTACGGCCAAATACAAACAGCGCGTCACGGCGGCCGAGGCCGGTGGCGCCAAGGTCCAGTTCGTGAGTTTCGCCGTGGGCGACGGCAATGGCGCCGTGCCGCTGCTCGGCTCGATCGAAAGCGGCCTGATCCATATGGTCTATGCGGCGCCGATCATGAGCGCCTCCGTCAATCCCGGCAATTTGCAGCAGATCGATATCGTCTGCCCGCTGCCGGCGGTGGACGGCTCTGGCAATGCGATCGGCCCGTTCTGGATCCGCGAAGTGGCGATCCTCGACGAGCAGGGCAATGTCGTCGTGGTCGCCAACACCCAGATCGAGAAATCGACCTCGGCGACGGGACAGGTCTCGGCGTTCAATCTGACCGTTTCCGTCTCGGTCGACGACGCCACGCCGCTGATCCTCACGCCCGCCGTCACCTATGCCACCAGCGACGACGTGCTCTCGATCGACGCCGCGCTGGCCACGCTGCTCCAGGCCATCGCGCAGGCCGACCAAACCATTCTCATGCTGCAAGGCCACGAACTGAAGCATCGAGCCGCGCTCGACAAACAGCGCCGGCGCATCGACGCCATCGCCACGGCGATCAACCTGACAACGATCTGAGGTAACCATGGCTCTCGCCGACAATATCAACGCCGCCGCCGCCGCCCTGGTCGCGGAAAACACCACGCTCCAGGCGCTGATCGCGCAATTTCAATCGACCATTCCCGCCGAGGCGCTGGTCGCCGACATTATCGCGGGGACCGCCGACAATCTGTACATCTCGCCTGCCAAATTCCTCGCTTTCCTCCAGGCGCCCGGAACCAACGCGGTCAAGCAGGCCATCAGCCAGACCAACACGGCGCCAGCGAACGCATTCTTCATCAACCCTGCGATCGGTTCGGATTCCAACCCGGGGACCGCCGCGACCGCGCCGTGGAAGACGACGGACCACGCGGCCAGCTATCTCTCACAATTCTCTTCGCCGGGCCTGACGCTGAACATCGCGGCGGGCACATACGACAATCTGACGCTAGGCGCGTCGGGCATTTCAAATTGGATCGTCAATTGCGCGGGCGCGGGTCAGACCATATTCAACACCCAGTCGCCGACCGGCTTTTCGGTCAGCGCCGTCAACACCAACCTGTCGCTGTCCGGCTGCACCATCCAGTCGAGCGCGGGCAGCGGCCTGATCGCCGACCAGTCCGCCGTCGTCCACATCTCCAACTGCAATTTCGGTCCGACCGCCGCCAACGGCCAGATCGACGTCAACGGCGCCGCGGCCCTGTATCTCAAAGGCAATGTCCAGGCATCCGGCGCCAGCGGCTGGTTCGCCGACGCAGCGCAGGGCGCCTCGATCATTTTCGGCGGCGTCGGCGCGCCGCTGGCGCTGTCCTACAGCGGCTCATCCTATGCGATCGCCAACATGTGCTGTGGCGCCGCCGGAACCCTGAGCTTCGCGTCGGGCTATGTCACCTTCAACGGGACGCCGACCGGGAAGCGGTTCGCGATCGAATTCGCCGAACTCAACACGCAAGGCCAGGGCGAGTACTGGATACCCGGAACCATCGCAGGCACCAACACGAACGGACTCCTTAAATGAGATACACACCACCCGCCTGGTTCTGGTCTGGCCAACCGGTCGGCGAGACGTCGCCCGTCATCTATTCCTCGGCCAAGGGCGCCCTCGTGGCCGCCACGGACGCCAATTACCTCGCCTTCGTCGCCGCGCGCGGCGGCGTGGCGCCGGCGTGGCCGGTCGACGAGACCGGCGCGGCCACTTTCGCCGCGCTCGACGCCGTGCTGATTGCGGCGGGATTGCCGGCGACGGGACTGGCGGCTCCGACGCTACCGCAAATGCGCGCGGCCGTCATCGCCGCCGCTGGCGCCGCCTGCGCCGCGATCGTCACCCAGATCACGCCGGACGCCAATCACACCACGGCCTATGCCAATGCCGCGTCGATCCTCAACAGCAACGCCGGCGACGCGCCAACGGCCGATCCGCTGAAAACCGCCTTCGCCAATCTGGCGGCGGCTTTCGGGGCGTCCTCGGCCAGCGTCTTCGCGGCGCGGGTTCTGGGCGTGCAGAAAGCCTCGCTCGATCTGCTGGCGGCGCAAACCGCGCTGACGGCCAGCGCCAACGCGGCGACGGCGGCTCAGGGCGCGAGCGGCTCGCTCGCCAGCGCCTTGGCCGCGTTCGAGACCGCGCTCGGCGCTGTCGCGGCGGAATTGAACGCCGCCGGCGCCACGATCTCCACCCCGGCCGCGATCACGATCGCCGGCGTCAACGCGTGATGCGGCAATGACCAACATCGCCCAACTCGCCGGCGTGGCGCTGTCGCCGTCGCTCACCATCGAGACCAACGCTGATTTTCGCGGCGCGCTCACGGTGCTGGCCGGCGTCGATCTCACCGGGATCGTGTTTCGGATGCAGGTGCGCGATGCGGTCGGATCGACGAATATTCTCGCCGATCTGTCCTCGTCCAATGGCGCGCTCTCCGGCGACGCCAGCGGCGTCCTGCACTATGTGCTCACCGCCGCGCAGACCAAATTCCTGGCGCCCTATGCCGGGACGACAGCCGTCGCCGACATCCTCGCCGAGGGCGACGGCGAGACGCTCAACCTCTGCGCCGCGCCGCTCGCCATCGCGATCAGCGCCGGCGTGACGACGCCTTGAAGGGGACTCAAATGAGGGTTTTTGTACGGCTTATCGGCGCGGTGTTGGCGCTGCTGCTCGCAGTCGCCCCTCCGGCGCGGGCTGACACGACGGTCAAGACGATCACGGGCTGGACGCAGATCGGGACCGGCACGATCATCGTCAATTCGCTCTCGACCGAGGGCGTTTGGCTGATGGATTCCGCGACGACGCCGACCGGTTCCACCGGCGCAATTTTCCTGCCGTTCGGCGCCATTTCTCCGGCGCTCACCGCCAACGGCAATTGGTACGCATTGCAGGGCGCCAACGCCGCCTCGACGCGGATCGGCGTGGCGTCGGCCGGCAATCCGGCGACGATTTTCGCCAATCGCCAGATCGCGACCGCGACGCCGGCCGCGCTGCCGTCGCAGGCGATGGTCAATGGCGTCGTCATCCAGGCGCTCTCGTCAAACTCGGCGGCCGTGCTGGTCGGGCCGTGCGCGACGCTGTCGGCGTCCACTGGGTTTGGCCTCGCGCCCGGCCAGGCGGCCGCCTACGGCGCCACCAATCTGTCCTCGATCTGCATCATGGGTACGGTCACGACCGACGCCGTCCAGTACACCGGGAATTGACCATGAAGCGGTTGCTCTCTCTCGTCTTCCTGCTGGTTTTTGGCGCGACCGCCGTCGTCGCCGGAGGGCCTCCGGCAATTCCGCCGAGCGCGCCGGTTAGTCTGGCGTCATCCCTCGAATCCCCTCTGGATCAAGTCTCGTCCCCCTACGCCGTTTATGGCGCGCGTCGGCTCGTCAGCAGCTATTCGGGGCCACTTTACCAAATCACGCGCGAGAGTGATCTCTCGACTTTGGACGTTTACGCGCCGCGCGCTGCCATCGACGGCTGGCCAAACAGCGCCCGCATAGGGGCATGGCTGGCGGGTTCGCCCGGCCTGATCTCGCGGGTTTACGACGAAAGCGGCGCGGGTCGTCATATCACGATCTCGACCGTCGCTCAGATGCCTCTGTGGACGGTCACGGACGGTCGCGGCGTCTGGGACTTTGATGGCGTCGCCAATTACATCGATGCGACGTCGGCCCTCTCCGCATTTGCCAATGGCGCGTCAGGTGTCACTGTTGCTGCTCTGCGCGCATACGACACGACACTGACCAGTGCGGCGCAGCCGATATTCTACGCGTCGTCGGGGAGCGGTTCCACCCGCCTGATCATGGGGCTGAACAACGGGGCGATCGAGGCCGGCGGGCGCCGGCTTGATACGGATGCGTTTGCTCAGACGACCGGCCTCCCGATTGATACCGGGTGGGACGTGGAGATCGCGCGATTCGATTTCACCAACGCGAAATTGACGCACCAGGTCAACTGGGCGATGGACGTCAAGACGCCGTTTCAGACGACGGGGGCAACCTCTGCCACCGCATCAACGATGGTCTACATCGGTATGCAGGGCGCGTCGTATTTCAACGGCAAAATCGCCGCGTTGATTTTGTCGGCAAACATCATGACGGATTACGAGGTCTCGGGCCTCATCGCCGGATTTGCGTCCTCGCGCACGATTTCGACCACTACGTCGCATTTTCTACGTTGGGGAGCCGGCGCAGTCGCCATGCGGGGACCATACACCGCAATCCCGTCGGCGGTGACAACCACAGTCATCACTCCGGACGGCACTACACCCACGGACGGGGTGCTGGCGTCGCACAGATACCATCATCATGTGCGCGTTGCGTCCATGCCGGGGCGACTCTGGGTCGCATTCTCGAGCGGTCTGAATGGCGAGGACGGTCGAGGTCAAATCGCGGCGGTGTCGTCGTCCACAAACGGCGGCGCAAATTTTGGCGCACCGCTCGTCGCCGCCCAAGCCGATGCCATGGTCGGCGGCGCCGGTGGTCGACTGGTATGGCCCAGGCAATTTGTCAAAAACGGAGGGCGGCTGTACCTCGTATCGTCGATCCAGGATTCCACCGTCACAGCTCTGGCGCTCGTCGCCACCGAATGCAAGGCAGATGGAACTGTCGGGGCGCCGTTCTTGATCTCGACAGAGCCTTATACCCCGCTGTCTGGGTATCCTGTCGGCGCATATGACCCTGCTGTATCCCCCTTGCTGTTCGGATCCGCGAATGTTTTCGGCCCGAACGGCGGCGCTTGGCCGGGCGCCACGCAGCCGTCGTCATGGGTCGGGACGACTCAGTTTCCTGGTTTTCCCGCGACGGGCCTGTTTATCGAGCCGGTCACTCTGGCGACGGATTCCACAGGTCAGCGGTTGCAACGGCTTTGGCGAAAATTCGGCACATGGTCGTCAAACCGCCTGACTCTGTATTGGGGGCAGGAATCTACCGATGCGGGCAAAACCTGGGGGCCGCTGACGCCCACGGACATTCCCAACGAGCCGTCGAACGGTGCAGGCATCCTCTTGCCGGATGGGCGAATAGGGTTGGTGCATAACCCGCTGGATCAATCGTCGTATCGCGACACGCTGACGCTCAGCATATTTCGCACGGACGGGTCGCTGCAGTCGGTCTATGCGGTCAGGTCGGGCGTGCAGCCGAATCCTGTTTATGCGGGATCCGCCAAATTGGGCGGCCCATCCTACCCCGGCGTCGATTATGATGGCACAAATCTCATCATCGGATACTCGACCCAAAAGGAGGTGATTCAGGTGACGATATTTCCGTATGCGGCGCTTGCTCAGTAACGAGAATCTCATGAATTTTCGCCTCGAAGCCACCTATCCGGGTCTCGACGTGATGGCGTAACGTCGCGCGCGCCCATTTGCCCACCGGATAAATTCGATTTAAGCTCCGTTCAAAGCCCGGCCGCGTTCCTCGGAACCCGCACCGGGCTTTTTGTTTCCCGCTGGCCCCACCAGCGTGGAAGGCGCGGGGTCGCGCGGGCAACGTCTGGCCTGAGATTTCTCAACCAGACGCGGGCGCTCATGACCACGCAATTCCTGCACGGCACCGAAACCATCGAACTGAACGATGGCATTCGGCCGGTAAAAACCGCCGCTTCCGCGCCGATCGGCCTGATCGGCACCGCCGACGCCGCCGACCCCGACGTTTTTCCGCTCAACACCCCGGTCCTGCTCGCGGCCACGCCGCGCCTCGCCGCGAAACTGGGGACGTCCGGAACGCTGCTTAACTCCGTCTCGCAGATTTACGAGGAAGCCGGAGCCGCCGTGGTGGTGGTGCGTGTCGCCAGCACGGCCGATCGCGGCTCGCAATTGTCCGACCTGGTCGGATCGGTTGCGCAAAAAACCGGCGTCAACGCCTTCCGCAACGCGCTCGCGCTGACCGGCGTGAAGCCACGCACTTTCATCGCGCCGGGCTTCACCTCGGACCGTCCCGTGGCTGGCGGCGCGCCGGGCGTCAATCCCGTCGTCTCCGCCCTGCTGCCGATCGCAACCGACCTGCGCGGGCGCATCTACGCCGATTGCCCCTCGACCTCCGACAGCGACGCCATCGCCTATCGCAACGATTTCACCAGCGCCCGCATCAACGTGTTCTATCCCAGCGTAGAAGTGTGGGACGAGACGGCCAACGCCTATGTGGCGCGCCCGACCTCGGCGTCGGCCGCCGGCCTGACCGCCCGCGTGCATCTGGAAAACGGATTCTGGTTCTCGCCGTCCAACTTCGCCTACAATGGCGTGGGCGGCGTATCCTCGCCGATCGACTACACCGACAGCCCGAACGACCAGGCCAACCTGCTCAACGCCGAGCAAATCATCCTTACGCTGTCGGCGCCCGACAACGGCTATCCCGGCTGGCGGCGCTGGGGCAACGGCACCTGTTCCAACGATCCCCAATGGGTGTTCGAGGCGGTGCGCACCTGCGCCGACATGATCTACGAGGCGGTGCAGGCGGTGCAGGCCTGGGCGGTGGACAAGCCGCCCTCCGTGCAGCTGCTGCGCGAGATGGCCGCGAGCATGCAGGGCTATTTCGATTATCTGGCCAAGCTCGGCGCCATTGTTGGCGGCAAGGTCTGGCTCGATCCTGAGCGCAACACGCCGCAGCAAACCAGCCAGGGCATCTGGGCGTGGGATTTCGACCCCGAGCCGGTCGCGCCGATGGAGCACATCCAGAACTACGCGCACCGCAACCAGGATTATTACACGGCGCTGGTGACGGCGGTGGCCGCCAGCCTGAACGGCGGTTGAGGAGCCCCTTATGTCCAACCAGCTCGATTATGTCCTGCAAGCGTTCAACAGCTATGTTGACGGCGTGGGCAAGCTCGGCTCGACCGAGAAATGCTCGACGCCGAAAATCGAAAAGGTCATGGAGAAGTTCCGCGGCGGCGGCATGCTCGGCACGCGCCAGATCGCCATGGGCTACAAGGAATTCGAGTGGGAGGTCACCTTCAATTCCTACGATCCCCAGGTGATCAAACAGGCCGGGCTGTTCTCGAAGAAGAGCATCACGCTGTCGAACACGGCCGCGCTCGACGGCGACGGCGGGGCGACGCACACGGCCAGCCTGACCTGTCGCGGGCAGTTCATGACGCTCGATCCGGGCGGCTGGGAGGCGGGCAAGCTTGCCAAGCTCACCGTGAAATCCTCGCTCGACGCGCTGAAGCTCATCATCGACGGCACAACGATCTACGACATCGACGTCGAGGCCAACAAATACATCATCGGCGGCACGGACGAATATACCTGGATCGCGAATGCTCTCTGAGCCTGGGCGCTTTAAACGGGATTGAACGAGGATTTCATGAGCGAGGAAACCATGGGCGGCGCGGCTGCGGACGAGCCTAAAATCGTCGATTTCGATGCCGGTGAGACGTTCGACGGCGAGACGGTCGCGCTGAAGCGGCCGTTCAAGCTGAAGGGCGTCACGTACAAGCAAGTGGCCCTGCGCATCCCGACGGGCGCCGATTACGAGCGCTCCACCCGCAAGGATGCGAAACTCGACACATTCGGGCTCCTGACGGCTTTCACTGGCCTGCCGATCGAGGCGTTGCAAAAAATGGCCTCGGTCGATGCCAAGGCGCTGGATGTCGCGCTGGGAAAGCTTTTGTGGGGCTAGGCCCCGGCGGTTTCGACGATCTTATTCTCGATGTCGGTCTCTGCTACCCCTACACGCTCGCCGAATTGCGCGGGCTGAAACTGCCCCTGCTGGCGCGCCTCTGGGAGCGCGCCCGCGCCCGTCTCGCCCAAACTTGAGGTCTTGAGATGACTGACATGTCCGTCTCGATGATCCTCAAGCTGGTGGATCAGTTCTCCGGGCCGGCGAAGAACGCCGAGACGGCGGCGGAAAAGTTCAAGCGCGAGATGGACGCGCTGCACACGATCCGCACCACCGGCACCACCAAGGATCTGTGGGACAAGGCGACGTTCGACCGGGCGTCGCAAGGCCTCGTCCGTCGCCGCGAGGAAATGCTGGCGACGCAGAAGGCCGAGATGGAGGCCGCGCGCGCGGTCGAGGCGGCGGAACGGGCCAAGGCCGAAAGCGCCGCCGCTGCGGCAAATGAGATCGTTGCCGCCAACGAGCGCGTGGTCGCCAGCGAACAGCGGACGGTCGCCGCGATCGAACGGTCGGCCAGGGAGCAGGCGGCGGCGCAGGCGGGCCTGCAGCGGCAGCGGTCGGCGGCCTATGTGAAGGCTGAGCGGGACCGCGAAGCCGCCGCCGCGCGCGAAAGACGCGAACAGGCGCGCATCGAGCGCGAGCAGCGGCATCATGGCGCGGGCGCCTTGATGCTGGGCGGGGCCGCTTCGGCCGTCTCGGCGCATTCGATCTGGCATATGGGCGAGGAGACCATCAAGGCCGGCGCCGAGCGCCAGCATGTCGAGGTCAAGGCGCTCAACGCAGGCATCCCCGCCAGCGAGATCGCGCGCATCCAGAAGGCCGCGATCGAGGCCAAGCGCGGCGCGCCCAACATGGGCGTGACGGAGATCGAGGAGCTGTTCACCGAGGCGCGCTCGGCGGTGAAACATCCCGAAGAAACGTTCCACATCATCAACGACCTCGCGCGCGCGGGCTCCGTGCTGAAAGGCATGGGTGTCGACAACAGCGGACTCGCGCTGATCGTGAAAGCCGCCGAGTCCCTTGGCCGCATGAATAGCCCCGAACAGTTCAAGGCCTACCTGGACGGTCAGGTGAAGGCCATGCAGGTGTTCGGCAAGACGATCACCCCGGAACAGATTTACGAGGCCGCGAAATATTCCAAGTCGGCGGGCGGCACGCTGTCCGACCATTTCATCAACGCCACCATGCCGAGCCTGATCCAAGAGCTGCGCGGCTCCTCGGCCGGCGACGCGCTGTCGATGATGGTGAAGACGCTGCGCGGCGGCTTGGAGCATCGGGGAACGGCATCGCAACTCCTGAGCGACATAGGTCTGTTCGCCGACGATGGCAAAATCCACCGAAACAAGGCCGGCAAGGTCACTGGCTACGGCGGTAAACTCAAGGGCGACGATCTGCTCGCCACCAACCCGGACCGATGGGTCTGGGAGGTTTTCAAGCCGGCGATGCAGGCCAATGGCATCAAATCGCTTGAGGATCAGATAGCCTTCGCCAACAAGGCTCTGCCAGGGACAGCCGCCAACCTCGTCTCCAAGCTTCTCCAGCAGGAGGAGGCGATCAAGCAGCACCAGAGGAATTTGGAGGCGGCGGCGGATGCGGAACAGGCGGCCGCCAATCAGGCGCAGGAGGCGGCATCCTCGTTCACCGCGCTGACCAAATCGCTGAATGACCTCAGCGCCGCCACCTCGCGGGGCGCCATGCCCGCCATCGCCGCAGGGCTCAACAAGATCACGTCCGGCATTAACGCCCTGGCCGAGGCGGCGTCAAAGCATCCCATTGCTGCGGCGGGGATCGGCGCCGGCCTGGGCGCTGGCGCGCTCGCTGGCTCCGGCTATCTGGCTTACCAACTCTACAAGGGCTTCGGCCTATCCGTAGCGGCGACGCAACTCACCGGAGCTGCGGCTGCGCTGGACGCGGCTGCGGGCAAGCTGGCGCTTAGCTCTGGCCTGCCAACAAAAGGCCCGCTGCCGAAGGGCGCTGCACCTTTGGGCGCACTTGGTGGTCTCCCCCTTTGGACGACGCTGGCTGCGCTCGCAGGAATTCCCATAATTGCGGCGGCGGGGGCCGCCAACCGCGAGATGCTTGGCTCAGTCCCTGGCAACAAGGGGGAAAATGCTATCCCCTTCCCATCGCCGACAGACAAGCCGTGGTTTGGTCCAGGCGGCAAGCCCGGCACGGTAGGCCTGCCTCTTCCAACACCCGAAAATCTTGCGAGCGCCACGCAGGCGCTCCAGGAAGTGCAACAGCGGGGGCAAAGCGCCATCCAAACGTTGCAAATGCTCAATGGCGAGCAGGTGACGCCCAACGTGGACGCAAGCCAGCTCGATCTGGCGGTGACCAAGGGCAACGAGGCCCATTCCGTGCTGCAGCAGATCAACGGGACATTCTCGCCGAAGATCGATACGGCCTCGTTCGACGTGGCGATCGAAAAGGCGATGAAGCTCAAACAGGTGCTCGGCGGCCTCGGACCCGGCGGCGGCGGCCATTCATTCAGCCCGTCGAGCGGCGCGCTCCATGACGGACCGGAGCACCGCTGATGTCTCTGCTGATTTGGGGCGATTATTCCTTCAACGCCGGCGCCGCCTCGTTCGAGGAGTTGACCCACAAATGGGCGGGGCGCTGGTCAAAACCGCCCGTGTTCGGCCGCCGGCCGCCGGGGCAATATCTCGGCCCCGCCGAGGAGGATTTGACCGTCAAGGGCACGATCTACCCCGCCGCCATGGACGGAGACCCGTTTGGCCAGATCGTGGCCATGCAGCAAGCGGCCGGCGCCGGCGCGGTGGACATGCTGTTTTCCGGCGGCGGCGACGCCTTCGGGCTGTTCCGGCTGGAGGAGGTCGAATATCGCGCCTCCAGTCATCTGCCAGACGGCCGACCGCAAAAGGTCGAATACACCCTTAAATTCAGCGCGGCCGACGATTTCGGCGGCGGCATTTTCGCATTTTGGCCAGCGTGAGGAATGAGGTATGAGCGGCTCAACCACCTATGTCACCGGGCAAAACGAGATGCTCGACGCGATCTGCGCCGGATTTTACGGCGCCTCGGTCGCGCAAGCCGCCGAAACCGTGCTCGCCGCCAATCCCGGCCTCGCCGATCTCGGCCCGGTGCTGCCGCAGGCCACCACGATCATCCTGCCCTATATCGCGCCGGCCCCGGCCAAAACCCTCGCTACATTCAGCCTGTGGGACTGACATGAACCCAATTGTGCAAATCTGGCTGAACGGCCAGGACATCAGCGGGCGCCTCGCCGGCCGCGTGCTGGCGGCCCGGATCGATGAGACCGATGGCGAGAAAACCGACACGCTGCGGCTGAAGGTGTCCAACTACGACGGCCGGCTGAGCAAGCCGGCGACGGGCGCCGTGCTGGAGGTCGTGCTCGGCTGGCGGGAAACCGGCATCGCCAAACAGGGCAGTTTCAAGGTCCAGGAGGTCACCAAGCACGGCGAGGCGGCGGTGTTCGACATTACGGCGCAGGCCGCACAGCTCGACAAGACGCTAAAAACCCAGAAGAACCGCAACTGGAAGGCGCCGAAAACCTATGGCGACGTGTTCCAACAACTCGCCGGCGACAACGGGTTGGCCGCCGCCGTCCACGCCTCGATCGCACAGATCAAGATCGAGAAGGTGGTCGCCCAGCACGGCGAATCCGACATGCATTTCGCCACCAGGCTGGCGCGGAGCGTCGGCGCGATCGCCAAGGTGGCCGAGGGCCGGCTGGTGATCGTGCCCAAGGGCCAAGGCCAGAGCGCCTCGGGCGCGGACATTCCGGCGCTGGTGGTGACGCCCAACGATTTGCACGATGGCTGGTCGCTCGGCGCGAAGGAACGGCCCAAGCGCGGCAAATGCAAGGCCAGCATGGTCGATCGGGCGTCGGGCAAGCGCAAGACATTCTCGGCGGGGGATGAAAGCAACGGGCCGGACTATGTGTTTCCGCACATTTTCGGGACGGAAACCGAGGCCAAGAATGCGGCTTCGGCGCATTCCGGGCACTTCAAGCGCAACGAGGCGCATTTCCGGGGCGCGCTGCGGGCCGGGATCATCGCGCCGGCGGCGGGCGGAATCATCACCACGAGCGGCTTCGGTGATGACGACGATCGGGACTGGACGATCAAGCACAAGAGCACGGCCTTCCACGCGGGGATCGAGATCAGCTTCGACTGCGAGGTGAAGGCGGCCAACCCGCCGGCGAAAGAGGACTCGAGCGGTTGACCGCTGCGAGAAGGGCCGGGCCTAAACCCGGACGCGGGGTGAGTTTGGCGACCAAACCCGCGCAACGCATCAGCACATCACGCTGCCCCTCTCACTGGCCTACGGCGGCCGTGCGATGGTGCGCGATCACGAATGTTTGTGCAATGGAAGATCATCAGGAATTCAGAGCCGCCCCGCGCGCCAAGCCGGCGGCTGGCTATATCGGAGGCAAAAGGCAGCTTGCGAGCCGGCTGGCGGAAAAGATCGCCGCGACTCCTCATGAGGTCTACGCCGAGGGGTTTGTCGGTATGGGCGGAGTGTTTTTCCGCCGCGAAACCGCGCCGCGCTGCGAAGTGATCAATGACATGAGCCGGGATGTCGCAATCTTTTTTCGTGTCCTCCAGCGTCATTACCAGGCGTTCATGGACATGCTGAAATGGCAGCTCACCAGCCGGGCGGAGTTCGAGCGGCTGCGGGCGCAAACCCCCGACAGCCTTACCGATCTGGAGCGCGCGGCGCGGTTTCTCTACCTGCAAAAGCTCTCATTCGGCGGCAAGGTCGCCGGCCGCACCTTCGGCGTCCAGATGGGCGGCCCGGCGCGGTTCGACGTGATCAAGCTGGGGGTGGCGCTCGAAGCCATCCATGCGCGGCTCGCCGGCGTGACGATCGAATGCCTGGACTGGGCGGCATTTCTGTCCCGCTGGGACCGTCCGCGCACGCTGTTCTTCCTCGACCCGCCCTATTTCGGCACGGAAGACTATTACGGGAAGGACCTATTCGATCCAGCGCAGCACGAGCACATGGCGGAGGCTTTAAGCCGCATTGAAGGCCGTTTCATCCTGACGATAAACGACCTGCCAGAAACACGCCGAGTCTACAGACGGTTCAAGGTCGAAGCAGTTTCCCTGACCTATTCGGCTCCGGGGAGCGGCAGACAGCAACCGGCGCGGGAGATCATTGTGAGCAATTAGCTCAAGGGGCCTTTTGCAAAAACGAGGGTCTGGCCAAATGATCTGACGCATTTGGCCATCTGATTTGCCGCGCTACACCGGCGCAAGCCGGACGGGGCGGATTTTCAATACCCCGGAGGGGCGAGAGTCAGGCGCCGAAACCACTCTTGTAATGCGCTTCGGCGAGCGCGCGACGAAGATTGACGACCTCCTCTCGCAGACAATGAACTTCCAGCATCAGGTCATCGACCCGCCGCTCATAGCCGTCGATCAAGGTTTGCAGACGGGCGTCCAGCGCGGTCTGCATCGCCGGCCCGCGATTGACCAGAGCGAGAATGAAACCGCCCACCGCCGTCAGGACGCTGGCGCCCAATGTCACCAGCCAACTGGGAATCTCGGCCATAATCACATGCGTCGTCCTGCTTTGCTTTCACGGATGGATCGCGCCTCAAGCGGCGGCGTCCCAGTCAACCCGGCGCGTCACCGGACCCGGTCTCCCGCAATAGAGACCGAGGCCGCGCGGCCCTGGCGACCATTACCTGGAGGCCGGAACGGCGGAAACGGCGATGGTCGAGGACGCGCCGCCAATGGCGCCGCAAAGCGCAGTCGAGACGCCGACAATCTTGGTCGTGGTTCCGGTGCGGACAACCTGACCGCCAGAGTTCGCCGCTTCCTCCGCGACAAGCGCGATATTGGCGGCGGCGCTGATGTCGCAGGCGAAGATTTGTGCGACGGCGGCGGCGGTCTTGGCGTCCTGCTGGATTTGGTCAGCGGTGGGAAGTTTGTACGACATGGCCGAAGCCGTCGAAGCGAACAGGGCGCAAGCCAGCGCGCCCGCAAGAGAGATGCGGATCATGGTGTTCTTCCATCGTGGTGGGTTTCAGGGGTCCGGCGTGAAGCCGAAGACGCGTTCCGGGCCGTCGTCGTCGCCGAAAATCGACTTGATCGGACCGTGGTTGACGGTGAACAGCGCCGGCGCATGGATATGGACCTTGGCGAGGCGCGCGCCGAAATCCGGAGCGAGCGGAGCGGCGTTCACCGCCTCGTCCAGCAGGCTGAGCACAGTTGCGGCGAGGCCGAGATCGACCGCGATTGCAGCCCCGCCAGGAATAAGTCCAGCGATGACCGACCCGTCCGCCGCGCCCTCCTCCAGCGCCTCGATGGCGCCGGGAATCGTCGGATGCTTGATCGCGGATTCAACGTCCGCGATCAGCTTTTTAATATTGAGCGCATCGACCTTTTTGAGCAGTTGCTCAATAGTCTGGAGGCGCGCGGCGGTCACGGCCCCCACGCCTGCGGCCCTGTGATTCCCAAATGCGCGAGGTAGAAACCAAGAGCGGCCGCGATAAACACGATGACCACGGCGACGACGCCAAAGCCCGCGAGGATGTCTTGTGTGTCTTCGCTCATTTCGCCGCTCCGGTCACGCCGGCGCCGGTATTCGCGGCGGAGGCGTCCGCCGGCAGGACGCCGAGCGCCGAGAGTTTGGCCAGGATGGTCGGCATCAGGTTCGCGCCGAGCCATTTGGCGATCAGAGGTTCGGACTGGACGGCGTAATTCGCGGCCGAGGCGATCACGGCGTTCGCGGTCTTGATGTCGAGCGACTTGCCGGCGACCGCGCCTTCGACCGCGCCGAAGCCGTAATTGACCGCCTTGCTGATAAGGTCGTCGGTCACGAAGACCTTGACATAGGCTGGCGCCCATTTGGCGACCGCGTAAGACAGAAACGTAATGGCGATCGAAACGATGCTGGCGAGCGCGGACGAGAGCCACGCGCCCCAGGGGACGACGACATCGGTCGAAGCGGCGGCGGCGTCCGCGGCATTGGCCGGCGTAAACCCGAGGATGACGCAGATGACAACGAAGGCAAGCGCCAGCGCCGCCCTGATGGACAGAACTTGTTTCATTTTCAGACCTTCAAAGGGTTGCCGGCGCGGTGAAAGACCGCGCGTCGCCCGCCGGCGCCCGACGCGCGGTTTGATCGGTCAGGCGACCGGGTTTTTCAAAAAGTGGGTTTTCCAGCTTTCGGCCTTCTGGCCACGCTTAGCGTATTGGCCGGGCGCGCCGGGACGCTCCCAGAACCGGCAGGCGGCATAGCCGGCGTCATAGGCGGTTTTCGCCTGCTTGATCGCCGTCCAGGCGCGCTTTTCGGTGTGCGTCAGTTCCCAATGCGCCGCCTTCAACTGATCTTCGAGCGGGGGCAACGCGCGCAAGTCGACGCCGCAACCGTTGCGGATGGCGTCGACGCGGCTCTCGTGCCATTGGTTCAGCCCGAAAGCCTGTCCGTGATCGCCGACCGCCTTGGGATCGAGCGAGCTTTCCGCGTCCGCCTGGGCCAGCATCCCGCAGGCTTGTTCGAGGGTGAGGCCGACGGCGATCCAGAATTTCAGGATCATGGCCGCCGAGGCGTAATAGGCTTTCATGTCCATGTTCCGCTCCAGAAATAGGGAGAGTTTGGCCGCACATTCGCTCAGCGCGGCGGTGAGGCTCACGTCACCGCCTTTTTCACGCGCGCGACGAAATCCGCCTTGTCCACATGCTTGCCTGGGCAGTCGTGATGATCGCGCGCGCATTCCTTGTGGAAGCGCAGCGTGACCGGGTCTGTCCCGAGCGCGCGATAGATCGCCGCGACCGCCGCCACGGCATTGTCGCGGACGTTTGCGCCGCCGCCGCTGTCGAAAGATTCCACCGAATAATCGCCAACCATTTCGACGCCGATCGAAGTCTTGTTGTAGCAGGACGCATGGACGCCATCATGTTCGAGATCGCAGGCGAGCCAGATGAAATCCGGCGCGACGAAGAGGTGCGGGCCGCTGTGCCACCCGAGACCCTTGTAATAAGCATTCAGGTTGCGGACGCGCTTGGCGCCCTGGTCCTTGCCTAAGCCAAAGTGCGTCCACTGCGCCAAGTTCGGTTCGGCGCTGTTGTGCAGGGTGACGAATTGCGGACGCCAGCCGTGCGCCCATTTCAGATCGCGGGCATAGGCCACGAATTCCGTCGCGGTGAACCCGCGCGGATCGGTGAGGAAGGTCATCGATATTCCTTTCAGGGAAGGCTTTGCGGGACCGCGCCAAGCGCCGCAACGAACGGGTCGGTGCGACAATAGGTTGGCTCGCCAAGAATCGCGATTTCAGCGGCATCTTGCTCCGCCAGGGGGAACGTCGCGATCGCAGTCGCGAGGTTCGCCGGGATCGTTCCATTAGCGAAAAGCGCTTCGCCCTGGGCGATGGTGATAATCCCGGCATTGGCCGCCACCGCGAAGAATTGCGCTCGGCTGACCGATTGTGGGACGATGGGTGTAACTGCGGGCGCAACCCATGCGCCATTGGTCAGCGTGGCGCTGACGCCGTCCCATTCGATAGTGTGCTATCAGACGCCAGTTTGGTCGAGGAGCGCACAGGATTGGGGCATTAGAAATGCTCCACGATAATAACGTAGCCCGCGCCACCCGCCCCGCCTGCGCCAGACGCGCCATTGACCTGCGCGCAGCCGCCACCACCGCCGCCGCCACCAGGAGTTCCGCCTGCGCCGCCGGCAAACGCCGTCACCAAGGCGGACGCGCCGCCACCACCTCCAGCGCCAGTAAACAAATTGAATTGTCTGCCGGACAGCGCCGGAGATGTGCCAACTCCTCCCGCCCCCGCGCCAGCAGTCCCTTGCGTCCCGGTTGCGATCGACGCTCCACCTGTCGCCCCGTTAGACACCGCGTTACCAGCAGTGATCCCCGCTCCAGATCCCCCACCTGCCGCCCCAAACAGCGATGATCCTCCAGTAAAAGCGGCGCCAGCCGCAGAAGATCCAGCGCCTCCACTCCCACCTCCTGCGAGGCCGACAGTCGCCACCGCCGCGCCGGACGAGCCGGCGCTTCCTATTGATAGCGATGTCCCCCCCGTAGAGCCGGACGCATTCCCCCCTTGAAGCCACGGAGTCCCGCCGCCGCCGCCGCCCGAGGCCGCTGCAAGCTGGCCTCCAGCACCTGCGCCGCCGCCAAAGGCGGTCAGCAGCGAGCCAAACGATGTGTTGCCGCCCGCCGCGCCATTATTTCCAACAACCGCGGAGGCTCCTGAAACTGACGTTCCGCCGGCGCCGCCAGCGCCAATCGTAACACTGATCGACGCGCCGATTGCTGCGGCGGA